TTCTATGTAGTTCTCTTTATGTTTGGCTCTCAGAATATACTTCAAAGCATTACCCAAACAAAAACCTTCACCAAAACCTGCATCTTCAATCACATCCATTACTTCATACTTGCCACTATTATAATGGTCGGGATGATTTACTTTTTCTTTCACTTATCCTTCCGCTCCTTGCCAATGACCATTTTGTTGCAACCAAGTTTCTACTTCTTCTCGAATCCCTGTGAACACGCTCAACCTGACTCTGTATCTCACCTAAATGAAACGCCTTCTGTCTGGTCGTGCCAGCCATCTCATCCGCAGTAAGAGCCACAGGAAACTCGCCCGTCCTTATGTGAACAACGGTTGGACCACCAATCTTTTCCTGATGTCCCATAAAATGATCAGGATCCTTGACCCCAGCATTATAAATTTCTGGAAATTTTAAACCAATTATCGTCTCTTTGTAATTCGTAACACCCTTCGTGAAATTTGCTGGATAAGCAACGTCCGCACCACCTAACGTCCGAACCACAAACGGATCTTCCAGTTGACCCGTTGCTATAAGTGCTTTCAAATCTATCTTGTCCCCACTAAACATTTGAGCGGAATACCCATACCGTAAGTCCGCTTCAATCTTGTCAGTGGGTATGTTTCTAGCCTGTAACTCCGTTAACTGTACGCCATACTTATTCATTAACGTGTTAACAAGCTGCTCTAAACTGGCAAACTTAGTTTGAGTCTGTGACAAATCTGCTATGGCTTTGTCCAGCCTACTGGTTAAATAACTGTTTTCACTCGTTAATCCTATGTCCCCAGCTTCCAATTCAGCGTCCGTACTGAAATTAGGAGAGTCATCCGTGAGATCTGGAGCAAACCTCTCGTACCCCGGAGCAGTTAACCAAGCGTTGACCTGACCCTGCTGATTGGTAAACTGAAGGGGCTGACCATCTAAAACCTGGTTTATCTGGTCCACCGTATCATCAAAGGCACCGCCGCCTACATCCATGTCAGTATTCGCATCAATGTTTAAGGTCTGCGTTACCAAGTTCCTAACATCAGTTGCTTGCTGTTCCGTAATAGGTTCCTCCAAAACAATGTCCCGTAAACGATCATATAAATCATCAGGCACATCTTCAGCGTTCAAACCAAACGGAGTTACCGACGCCTCCAACTGACTCAAAGCAGACGAAAGAGTCAGATATCCAGGGGTCGTGACCCCCTGATCGCCCACAAACGCAGCTAAATCCCTGGGAAAACTATCCCCCAGTTGATTGCGGGATAACCGCTCTCTCGCATCAACAAGACTTATGTTGTTGTCATCAAGATACTGCTGAACCGAGTTTCTTACCTCTACGACGTAAGCATCTGGATTGTAGTTTAATTCGTCCTCTGCAAAACCTACAGCGTCGGCCTCGTTTTCTCTACGAATCCTTAATTCGTCCTCGTCAACTTCAGGCGGCTCATCAAAGCCAGCAAATAAATCGTCCTCGTCAACTATTCGTGGCTCCATAAGATCCTCAATCTCAGGAGGATCGTCCACGTCAAATGCCCTTTGAGCATCTAATACCCTGTCAAGTTCTTCACGTATTAAACGCTCCCGATCTGGATCTAAATCAGGAAATCCTTCTTCACTATGTATTTGAATAGCTCTATCAATAATATCTGCATCGTCAGTAAGCTCATTACCCAATCTATCAAAACGTTCATCTAGTCTCTCACCATAATCAAAGAAATCATCAGTTGCTCCTTCCCCTGTTATGGCTCTAACATTAGGATTCGCAGTCCCAATAACAGCATCTCCAGCCGTGACAATCGGAACTAACTCACCACGATTGTACGCCCGATCTATCTCCGATGTCGGATCATAACCAGTATCCTCAACAATCGAATTAACCTGATCCTCATTCAAACCAGGATTATCCTGAATGACTTTCTCTCTTAACTGCTTCTTGCCTAAATTAACTAAACCCTTGGTCAACACACCCCCAGCACCAAGAGCCTCGCCAAAAATCATTAAATCCCCGGCCCTCTGACGCTGCGCCTCTTCCGTCGACAAATCCAACTGATCATACGGAGTGTTCAACCTGTCAATAGTACTGCCAAGACTAGTCTTTAAATCCTCAAATGCCCCTTTAGGATCTTCATAAATATCCTTCGCACCCTCGTAGATTCCAGTGCCAAGGTCCTTGGCTAAACCAACCGGATCTTCCCGGAACGCGGTCCCAAGCATCTCGCCCGTCGATTCATAGTCATCATCAAGCCCTATGATGTTGTCCGCCGCTACACGACCAAAGATACCAAGATCCTTTAGTGGACCCCGAAGATTGGGTGGAATGAACCGCATAAAGTTGTTTTCTGCCATACGAAACCCTGCTTTCCAGATCACTGTACAACAAACTCAAATGAATTTACACCCACAATTTTTCCTGGGGGATAGGGACCCGTTGTTTGTTACACACAAGTGCAATGAAATTATACCCGAATGAATTTGAAATACCATGTTTTATAGACAGTCGACACGCACCTACCCGTTCTACGGGGGGGTGCACATGTCGACCCGAACCTTGCACCGTTGCGCCAGGGAACAGTAACCCCTACTTAATCGAGGCATCGAGCCACGATTAAGTATCCTTGATAGACGCGAAGAGTTTCTTTGTGACTGCTCGCTAATGCCTCAGAATAATCATGCCTTGGCTTATGTCAGCAGGGCGGCGAATGATTATTCTGAGTCAAAGCAGTCATGTTTGAAGTTCACGTCTACGGCGTCTGTCTTTCAATCGTATACCCGATGTCATGATCCGCGCCGGATAATTCGGAAGACGACTCCGAATCATCCTAAGAACTTCCAGCCGACCCTTGCTTATTGGTTGCAGATCTCGGCCCCCCGGCTGGGTAGTTCTTGCGCGGGCATCGGGTATCAAACAACAACACACATTATAACCGTGCGGGCCGACCACAGGTCTAACCCTGTTCAGAACAGCGTATCAAAAATGCAAGAAAGACGGTCACTCCAAGGTAATACACTGGAGTTTCGTCCGATGGGGCTTCGCACTCTTTTACATGGGACGAAACGATGGCATAGAGCTTCGCCTCGGAAACAAGGAAGAAGTATCGTTGCGTCAACGCATGTGGACGCTACGATACTTCTTTGCACAGGTCTTTCTTGACGGTCGTCCATACTGGAGGACGATTTTTGACACACGGTCCTGCTCAGGGGAAAGACTGAGGCACGGCTGGCACGGTTATTCTGTGTGTGGTCGTTTCATTTTAATTTTTTTTATAGGAGGCTATTATGGCTAAAATTGGTTATACCGATCTATCATCAACTGAGATCTCATGCAGGTTCACCATCAGGGAACTGAAGGACCTGGACGGACTCATGGTCGAACACGGGGAGGACTGGCAGAAGTACAGTTCTCTGCTGGAGTTGCACAGGCAGATTCGCGACATGCTACGTAGTGTCGGACGTGATCTAGTAACTGAAGGTCAGTACACCAGTAGTGAGTTTGACGAGGTGGTCAAGTACAAAGTCAAACCGAAAGTTGTCGAGAGTGTCGAAGACCTGCTCGATGATGAGATCCCATACTAATTTCTATCGGCGGGGGCATGG